TTACTTAAGTAAAGTGGGTTCTTTGGTATTTAGTCGGGCTCCGGTGATCGAATCGCCAATGTTTTTTAATACCGATTCCTGAAGGTTTGGGAGGACGTGCGAATAGGTGTCCAAGGTTACATTGATGGAACTATGCCCAAGCCGTTCCTGAACGATTTTAGGGTGTATTCCAGCCTTCAGCAGCAATGTCGCATGAGTATGTCTCAGATCGTGAAAGCGGATCTTAGGAAAGTCAGGATGTTCCTTTATAATGGAATCCAATATCCTGTAATAATGACGCATCAGGTTACGCGGGCCGAGTGGGGTACCGGCACTGGTTTGAATGACGAGACCAGAATCGTTATACATTGGATTGGTTGCTCGTTCATGTTCCTGCTTTCTAAAGTGCGATTCTAGGAGCTTGACTGTATCCACAAATAAAGCAATAGAACGTACGCTACTGTCGTTTTTCGTATCATCAAAGTCATGGCCGACTTCGGCCAAAGTATATGCTTGGCGGACGGAAGCTGTTTTGGTTATTAAATCCACGTCTACCCTTCTTAATGCCAAGATTTCACTCTGCCGCATACCGGTCGATGCTGCGAGTTCGAATGCCATGTAGTACTGATCTTTGGATGCGACGTCGAGGAACAATCTGAGCTGATCTTCATTCCAGACTTCAAATTTTTTCTTCTTACCTTGGGGAAGATCAACATACTGGGCTACATTCTGAGAAATCATTCCCCATATAACTGCTCGGTTCAGGGCATCCAGGATAAGGACGTGAGTTTTTTTAATTGATCCAACTGACAACTTACCGTTCAGTGTTTTATGATACAAATCATGCAAATGCTGGGGCTTTAATTTCGTGACCTGTATATTCCCCAGGTTGGGGATAATATGTGAATTAACCAGCCATTCATAAGCTTTCCACGTTCCGTGCTTGACGGATGTTTTTTTGTCCTCCAGCCACGACTCCATAATTTCCCCAAATGTCTTTTTTGTGGGTTCAACAAATGTTCCTTTCATAAAATCGGATAGAACGTCCGGCAATGCTTTTTCCGCGTCTTTCTTCTTGTCATATCCCGATAGCCATTTTTGCTTTCTCTTGCCTGTCAATTCATCTCGTTCCAAGTCAATTACGATATAATATTTCTTTCCTTTTTTGGCTATATGACCTCTCATATGATTTGTGCCTCCCTTTAGAAGTATTTCTTCATATAAACAGCTCGTTCAATATCCTTCATGTGGAGAACATACTGCTGACTTCGCCCATATTTGATATTTAAGACAGCAAAATTGATGCCGATCTTTCCGTCTTTATAAATTAGATCCTGAGCAAAGAGACGCTTGCTGTGGCTGTATTTTGGTAAATCCTCCTGATCCAAGCGATCAAAAGGGCCGTCAACAGAGAACAAGAAATCCACTGCAGATTCTACGGCAGTTGCGTCAGCTTCAATAACAAGTTGGGATGGCCCAGAGACATCAGATGTTGAATCGTAATAGGCGTAAACATTGGTGCCATTAATAGGCTCGTCATTCGTAGGTTCATTCCAGGAGGCAGATTGAGCTGCTGCTGTAACTGCATCAAATTGGGCCTGAAGAATCCGACGTTCAATTTGAGACAAACGGTTCTCGGCAAAACGAAGTGTCACATCGAAATTGAAAGCTATGTATTCAATCGCCATTTGTCTATTGATGGGGATCGGCATGGTTCTGAGCATAAAAAATGGAATGGCCGCATAATAAACAAAGTTTTTTGCCTCGTTTTCTTGCGCCTCAGTAAATAACTCCGGCAATACCATTTGATTCCCGACATGCCGGAGCAAATGGCATAGTTCATGAAGAAAATCCATACGTTGCTCCTCAGGCGTCAGCCGGCTGTCAATAAACATGCTCCGAAGGCCTGTTCTCGATTCCACCGCCCGGCTTTTGGCCTCTACGAAATGCACCCAAACGTTTAGCCTTGAAGATAGATCAGCTATATTGATTTGATATGGATTGCAAATGCCATTTTGAATGTACAATTCCTCCACAAATTTTTCTAAATCAGTCATTCGATATTGTTCAAACATGCTGAACTCCCCCTGTAACACGAATGTATGTTCGGCTTGTGGTTAAAAAGAAAAGCCATTGCTGGCTTTATGGCTATTCCCCTTGACGATCCCCTGGTTTACGATTCTTTTCCTTCTCTTGCAGGATCTTAAAGATCATCCTCATTTCCTCACGTCTTTCCGCAGGAGCTTTGAGGTAATCTTTAAAAAATATCCCGTTCTCAGGATCGTTAATAAAAGCTTCAAATTCAGCTAACTCATCAGCATCCAAACTCTGCTTTGGAGCAGGCGACGGATCGCTAGTTCTGCCAAGTAAATAGTCTCCGCTTGTTTCAAGGATGTCGGCAAGTCTCTTTAAGGTATCAGGATCTGGTTTTCGATCATTTGTTTCATAGCGAGAAAGTTGAACAATCGTTAACCCGGCTTTTTCTGCAAGTTCTTTCTGTACGAGTTTTTTTCTTTCTCTAAGGTATTTAATACGGTCTCCCAGGTTTTGCATAGGGCACTCCTCATTAACTAGGATACAGCAATATTACCATTACCAATATGGTAATAAAACATATTTGCCAAAAAGGTAATATATGATGTTGACATTACCGAAATGGCAATATATAATCTAAATCAATAGTTACCGATTCGGTAATATACGGAGGTGAGACATATGAAGCGTGTCAACTTGGAAAGGATTAAGGATCTCAGAAAAAAAGCCGGATTGTCCTTGGAATATATGGCGAAAACTTTGGGATATGAAAGCCCGAATGGTTACTATTATCTTGAAATTGGTCGAGGTAAATTTCCAGCAGAGGCATTGGCAAAAGTAGCAGATGAATTTCAGGTGCCGATAGACAGCCTTTTTTTTGTCGAATAAGTTGCCAAAACGGTAATGGGGACTAAGTCAACAAAAGAGGAGGTGATCTAACTTGGATCATCCACTATTTTCAGAAACGGATGTCATAACGATTCCTGAATTGGCTAAGCGCTTAAAAATCGAAAAACAAAGGGCTTACGACATTGTAAGTGAACCTGGTTGCCCTCTGTACGATCTCGGAGGAGAAAGACAGAAACGTCTCATCTGGGGAGATTTTCTTAACTGGTTTCGCCAAAAATACAGAGTTGCATCAGGGGGGTGATATTGATGAGACGATTCCGATGGATGCGTGAATCCTCAAGGGCAGCCTGCATATCAGCAACGGTAACTCGAGTGATCCTTCGGAATTTAAGAATGGAAGTTGCGCTTGACCAGGCACTCCCGAATTATGCAATCAATCATGAGTCAATATCACAGCTAGAACATAAACGCCTTCTGAAAGATTCAAAAATGGAATTAAAAAGGATAGAAGAAAGCCGCCAGAGCGGTACCAGCTACCAGCGGCGAAGGGGATGACATGGGGAAGGTTTTGCTCACAACTAAATAATACATCACATCCTTGTCCGTCATCTCCTTATAAATCGGACAAAGGAGACGGGATAAACATGGCAATCGGACAAAACCAATTTGGACCAGCGCTTGACGAGGTACTGAAAAGAAATGGAGAAAGTCGAGGAGCAGCTGGGGCGGCCGCTCACGTAGATGCCTCACTGATCGGAAAGATCGTTAAGGGAACTAGGAAGCCATCAAAAGAGGTAATGGCATCCACAACCAAACATTATGATGACGGACAGTTATACATTGCGGCAGCTGGGGAAGTGACGCATGGCGCGTTCGTCCCCTGGCTGAACAATGTGGATCTACATAAATCAAGCGTCCACCTGAAGACGATCGAAGAGATCAGGGAAGCATTGGATTCTCTGATGAAGGCACCAATAACCAAGACCAAAGATCAGCTGGACGAGGCAGATTTAAAACAGATCAAGCTCACAATGATGGAATGCGTAGAGGCAATAACTGCCCTGACTCACTATGTAGCCGTCTTATGTAAGGAATATTGCTTTTCATGGATGGGTGCCTGGAAGGAACATCGTGCTTATCTGAAATCTAAAAAATACGTGAAGTGAGGGGATTTGAATGCAAATAGAAGAGCAAGTCCGCTTTGTCGCAAAGCATGCGAAGCACAATCTGAAGTTGATCAAACGTAACCCTGTAATCTGTAATCCTGAAGATCTGGACAAGAACATCAAGTTCCTTGAAATGATGATTCGTCTACATAAGAACGACCAGAAAGCACAAAAAAACGCACGGCGTGCAGGCCGAGCGCTTCGTCTGAGATCCCAGCTAAGAAATCTCTTGTCGTCTATTCTAGCCTCTGAGAATCGAAAAGGCAAGGGGGAGACAGCATGAACAGAACCATGAAAATGGCCCATGCGTACTTTTCCATTTCACAGTCGATGAAGAGCAACACGGACGAAATCATTCGGGTTCTGGAGGCAGAGGGGCCGGAAAGCCCAAAGTTCCAAAGGCTTTGGGTAGAACGAGATAGCGCGTTCCTCTCATGGTCAAATGCCGCGGCCGCCCTCCGGGAGCTGCCGCTGGAAGAAGTACTAATGGTTCACCAACAAGTCGAGAAAATGCGTGCTCAAATCGGATAATGGACAGGTTTCGGCCCTGTCTTCCGGCGTCGGACAGTTTTCTAACCTTTCTCCTGTTCGGCGTCGGAAGATGCGGCTGACGCATCAATCAAATATGAAAGGAGGTCGCAGCCCTATGGAGGTCATTCAGAAGCTTATGGTCGTCTGCAGTCCACCGCGATTCTACGAAGTGGGCACCGAGCTGAACGGCCGGGATGTCATTGAGATCAAAAATATGAGTGATGAATACGAAGATCATATTCATTCGGAGTATTGGGTTCTTGATGAAAACGGCGAATTGATTGCAAGCATAGAGAACTGCCCTGTAATCGTCGAGTGGCAGACCATTGCCGAACACGACGAAATAGAAAATGACCCGCGGCAACGGGTCATATCGGGCACTTAATAAAATTTACTTGACCCCATATTAGCAGACGGGGGCAAATCACACAAGGGAGGAATCAAGGTGACATTGAGTGAGCAACTGGAAATGGCCCTGGAGCGGATCCGGTCGCTGGAAGAGGAAAACGAACAGCTTCGAATTGAACTGCAGGCAGCCGCTGATTGGAGGCCCGATGCGATGAAATATAACGGCCTGAGAATTCATGATTTTATCTAAGGGAGGTTACCCATTTGGCAATGAATGTGGCGGCCCTAACAAAGGGAATTGAACGATCGGATTGGTTAAAGCTCCGGCAAAAGGGGATTGGTGGAAGCGATGCCTCTGCTGTAGCTGGGCTGAATCGGTACAAATCCCCTGTATCTGTCTTTATGGAGAAAACCGGGCAAGTACAGCCAGAAGAAGCGGGAGAAGCAGCCTACTGGGGATCGCAGCTCGAAGACCTGGTAGCGAAGGAGTTTGCTGCGCGCACCGGCTTGCGGGTACAGCGGAGCAACAAGATGTACATGCACCCCGAATATCCTTGGATGCTGGGTAACGTCGACCGTCTGATTACTGATCAGAATAAGCGCCGTGGAGTGTTGGAATGCAAAACGGCAAGCGCATATAAGGCGGACGAATGGAAGGGCGACCAAGTGCCTGATGAATACGCAATTCAGCTACAGCATTACCTGGCGGTTCTGGGCATGAATTACGGTTTCTTCGCCGTATTGATCGGTGGGAACCGATTTGAGTTTCGGTACGTTGAACGCAACCCGGGTATTATCGATTCTTTGATCAAAATTGAGAAGGAGTTCTGGACAGAGAACGTGCTGAAGGGGATTCCGCCAGCGCTCGATGGTAGCCAGGCATCAACTGACCTTTTGAACAAATTGTATCCCGAGTCCAAGCCGGCTAGCGAACTGGAACTTACAGCAGTACAAGCCGAATTGGTAGAAAGTCTTCGAGCTGCTAAGGAAGATGCCAAAGCAGCTGAAGAGCTTGTGAAAGCCTTGGAAAACGAGCTTAAGTCAATCATCGGGGAGAACGAGGCCGCACTGTTCAAGGGTGACCCTGTAGTGACCTGGAAATCAACCAGCACGACCAGACTGGACACGAGCCGGTTAAAAAAAGAACACCCCAAACTATATCAAGAATACGCCGTTACCACCAACTCAAGACGGTTCGTGGTGAAGTGAGGAGGACTAAATGGCAAAGGCTTTATTAGAGAACAAACTGCAAGAGCGCGCTGCTGGTGCAAGTACACCGTCAACGCAAGGGACAAGCCTTAAAGCACTGCTTAACTCACCGGCCATCAAGAAGCGTTTTGATGAGCTGCTGGACAAGCGGTCGGCGCAATATATGACGTCGATCGTGAACCTGTACAACTCGGACGCAATGCTTCAAAAAGCCGAGCCCATGAGTGTCATTTCGTCCTGCATCGTTGCAGCAACGCTTGACCTTCCAGTGGACAAGAACCTCGGCTATGCGTGGATTGTTCCATATAGCGGTAAGGCCCAATTTCAGCTGGGATACAAGGGGTATATTCAGCTAGCCCTTAGAACCGGGCAGTACAAAGCTATAAACGTTATTGAAGTGTATGAAGGGGAACTTGTGAAATGGAATCCACTAACAGAGGCCCTGGAGCTCGATTTTGAAAAAAGAAAATCTGATGCGGTTATTGGATATGCGGGATACTTCGAACTGATCAATGGGTTCAGAAAGTCGGTTTACTGGACAAGAGAGCAAATTGAATCCCACCGAAAGAAATTTTCCAAGTCTGATTTCGGATGGAAGAAAGATTATGATGCAATGGCCAAAAAGACAATCATTCGTAACATGCTTTCGAAGTGGGGGATCCTCTCGATCGAAATGCAGGATGCCTATAGCAAAGAAATCGAGGCTATACCTCCACTTAACAATGAAAATGAGGAAGATCCTCCAATTGATCTTACGCCTGAGGATTATCGAGTTGGTGATGAACCTCAGGATGGAAAAGAACAAGGTGAGATGAATTTTGAATGAACCACTTAACGCAACCAGTCCTATTACGCAGCATGATGGGCATGGGGATTTGGCGGCTGATGCAGTCGGATCCAGAAGCATTCAAACGGGAAACCCGGGCATATTTCGCCCGGGCGTACCCCGGCTGGACCGTAGTCAAGGTGAAGTACCCGATGGTTTACCTTCGGGACGATCGAAATAAGCAAGTTTAGGGGATGAGCAATATGCCCGATGGCAGTTACCCTTTTCCGATGTACTCCGGATTGTTGGAGCCAGAACACTACAAGAAAATAGGCAGCGCGATATGGCTTTTCCTTTGGTGCGTGAGCTCCACGACATTCGAGAAGGAAGAAGAGGGAACAGTCTGGGGCATCGTCCTTGGGAACAAGCCTATGAAGCTGTCAGACATATCTGAAAGATTTGGAGTTAACGACAAAACAGTGAGCCGCTGGTTGGACACCTTAGAAGATCATCACTACATACGAGTGACCAGGGCTCCCAGAGGATTGATCCTATCAGTCAGAAACTCCAAAAAGTGGGCGGACAAAAATGTCCGAAGTGATAAGACAGAATTGTCCGATCACAAAGAAAGTGAACAGACAAAAATGTCCGATCAGTCGGTTAGTGATAAGACAAAAATGTCTGATCTAAAAGATATTATAAAAGATCTTACTGCTACTACTACTGCTGATGACATCGAACCAGATGAACAAGCAGAAGGTAGCATGATCCAAATTTTAAATGCCTATTGCAAACTGCATAACAAATTCGATATCCACGTTTCTGCAAACGAACGCGAAGCCATGGGTAAGATGGTCGCCGGAGGTACGCCTAACCCTTTTACCATCCGAACTATGGAGAGCCTGCTTGAGGCCAAGCGAATTCGTGAAGGAGCCAATTTCAAATTACCTAAGAGCTTTTTGTATTACGTGGAGGGCATCCAGGAGGCATGGCAGAATCATCTGGCTACATTGAACAAGCCGGATAGAACGAAGCCAGCTCATATGCCACCTGAACAGCCAAAACGTATGACCAAGCAGCAACGAGAGCTTGAAGAATTACGCAGACGAGCGAAGGAGGAACGCGAACGTGAACAGAGCAGAGGTTATTGATTTGCTCATTATCCTCAAGGAAAACTATCCGACCTTTGACGCCAGCGCGGAAAGCGTTGATCGCCATTTCAAGTATCTGCAAGACTTTCCATACGAGCGGGCACTGCAGAACGTAGACGAGCACATACGGACGAGTAAATTCCCGCCGAACATCGCGGAGATCCGCGGGAGCGTCGGTGAGCAGATGGAGCGCAGCCGGATGAAAACGGCGACGGAGGAATACTTCGAGGAACGCGCAAGAGCCAAACTGGAAGCTTGCCCGCCGCCGCCAGGCTGGAAGGAGGCTATCTATGCAAAACTCGGCCGCTGCTGAAATGCCCCTACCGATGCCGCATTCCTTAGCATCGGAGTGCGCGGTGCTTGGGTCGATCCTGATTGATCCGGAGGTTTACGAACAGGCGGAGGCATTACCACCGGAGGCCTTCTTTCACGATTCGAATCGAACCATTTTTCGGCGTATGCGGGAGCTTGCGGATGATGGGCATCCGATCGATCTCGTGACGTTAACTTCCCGCCTGCAGGACCGCGGCGAGCTGGATATCATAGGCAGCGTGACGTATCTCTCCAAACTGGCACATTCGGTACCGAAGACAAAAAACATCGAGTCTTATGTCGCTGAAGTACAATCCAAATTTGTGATTCGAGAATATATCCAATCAAGTTACGCAGGCATTCAAGCTGCAGCTGCAGGCGAAGACATTCAGAACCTTGTAACAACGGCGCAGCAAGTAGCTACGACGCTGGCTGATCGCACGGCGTTCAAAAGTGACTTCAAGCAAATTAATGATGTCCTGGTCGAAGTGATCGAGACAACGGAAACCAAATCTGAGGTGTTCAAGACAGGCCAGGTAACGGGGATTGAGACTGGATATACGGATTTAGATGCAATCACAGCCGGACTTCAAAACAGCGATCTGATCATTGTGGCAGCCCGGCCATCCGTAGGGAAGACAGCCTTCGCGCTAAACGTCGCTCAGAACGTGGCGTCTCGAATCAAGGAGCCCGTCGCGATTTTTAGTTTGGAGATGTCTGCAGCACAGCTCGTAACACGGATGGTAAGTGCAGAGGGGAACCTGGACGCTAGCAAGCTCCGGATGGGTGATATGGCCGAGGAAGACTGGAACAAGCTGGCGACTGCGGCGGGGAAGCTCGGGGAGACGAATATCCGGATTGATGACACCCCAGGTGTGACGGTCCATGATATCAGGGCGAAGTGCCGCCGGCTAAAACAACAGGAAGGTCTCGGGTTAATTGTGATCGACTACCTGCAGCTGATTGCCGGACGCCGCGGATCGGAGAACCGGCAGCAGGAGGTATCCGAAATTTCCCGGACGCTGAAAACATTGGCTAGGGAATTGGACGTGCCGGTTATTGCTTTATCTCAGCTGAGCCGCGGGGTCGAGCAGCGCCAGGACAAGCGTCCTATGATGTCCGACCTTCGGGAGTCAGGTTCGATCGAGCAGGACGCGGACATTGTTGCCTTCCTCTACCGAGACGATTACTACGATCAGGAGAGCGAGAAAAAGAACATCATCGAGATCATCATAGCCAAGCAACGGAACGGCCCGGTGGGTACAGTCGAGTTGGTCTTCATGAAGCAATTCAATAAATTCGTGAATCGTTCCCGGGAGCATGTTGAACATGGGCCGCAGCCACAGGAACAAAAGAAGGTCACCAATATCAAAAAGCGCCGGTGGGCGTGATTGCGAGTAAAGGAGGCAACACCCTATGATCCAGTTCGTGGTATACGGCGAACCGGTCGCTCAAGGAAGACCAAGAGCATCAACCGCTGGCGGATTCGTTAAACTCTATGATCCTGCCAAGTCACGCGATTACAAGGATTATGTCCGGCTGGCTGCAGCTGAATATGCGCCGCCTTCGCTGCTCGAAGGACCGATCGGGATGATGCTCACCATTTACCGATCGATGCCTAAGAGCTTTAGCAAACGAAAGGCAGCTGCTGCAGAGGCAGGGGAGATCCGACCGACGTCTAAGCCAGACGTCGACAATTATCTCAAAGGCGTCAAGGATGCGCTGAAGGGCGTTATCTGGAAGGATGACAGCCAGGTCGTCGAAGTGTTTGCTCAAAAGCGGTACAGCGGCCGCCCGCGCATCGAAGTTAAGATCAAGGACTTATCATTATAAAAATTCGAAGGGAACGTGATCGATATGGGGAAAAATTTTGCGAAATTTATGGCTACTACTGATAAGAAGATTGTTTTCGGTGACAAGGACGTTGAGCTCAAGCTGACCATTCCACACAAGGTTGCTCAGCAAAACCTGGAGTTCTTGACTAGCAGCTTGAACAAGGAGATTCACGTTATCCTTGGGGATCCGCAAATGGCTTTTGATTTTGATGAGGAAGACGATATGTACAAGCCTTACACCGGCGGGCGTCGGGTTATAGCAGATGCATCCGGAGTCGTGACATCGATCCAGCAGCCAGAGGAGCAAAAGGACGAGAATCAGGGGGAGCTTTTTACCGAGGAAACTGCAGCTGAGGGTGACGCTAGTCAAAGTGAGGAACAAACCGACAACCCAGTAGGGGATACACCTGCAGGTGATGACGAGCTGAACGATTATGAGAAGGAAATCATGGGCGAGGGTAACGCTGATGCCGACTCGGACCTTCCGGAATGGATGCAGGAGGCCTCCGGCGGTGATAGTTCTGCAGATACGCCAGAGATGAATTTCGAGTCCGAAGGCGGGGCCGAGAGCCAGGACGATCAAGTGGAGAACCAAGGCGTTGATGGGGAGCAGGATGCCAACATCGAAATCGACAAGTCCGCCGTCGAGGAATACATCCTAGAGCATCGCCCGTCCTTCCCGGATCTTCCCCTCGACTTTCCCGACCTTTTCGACAAGAGAAGAAACCAGGGGCTGACCTGGGGGAGTATCGCTAAAGACATCGGAATGACCACTGGCCAGCTGAACGCGAAGCTCACGAAGTACAGAGACGCTGTCAAGAAGCAAATGATCGACGGAGGAGTGGCGTAAGCCGCCCCTCTTTACCTAAACATAGGAGGGGAAATCGATGACTGAAGAACAGCGCCGGCGGGCGTTTCAAAAAGTGAAGACCTATTCGAATAATAAGTTCTGGAGTTGGATGAATTTCATCCACTCCAGGGCATATGCAAAGGCTGAGCAACATTATCTGGAGGCGATGGACATCGTCCTGCAGCCAAAGCAGAAGAAAGCAGTTATGGCCAAAGCCAAAGAGATCCGGGAACAATGGGACGGAATGGTCACTGTGACCCTTGAAGATACCGAAGGGTCTGAGCTGCAGTCCTTGGGGGTGTAAGCGTGGGGAATATCAGAGACTCTGCAGGTAATCGGTAAAAATGCAAAGACCCCCAATACCTTGGCCGGCGCGGGGGTCAATGCGTGGTAAACATTTCCTTAAACCCAATATATCATACAAAGGGGAATGAGGGGAATGGCGATGGCATGGGGACAAGGGGAGCTTTTCCCACAAGCAAATCTAGAAGAGATCCAGCGGACGAAATTCCTGCTCAGTAAATACACGAATATGATTTCATTGATGCAGGATTTTGAGGAATTTGAAAACGATTTGAAGCAAACTACGATTGATGGAGAGACGGCTCGCCGAATCGATCAGGATGAACTGCATGCGGATAAAACCGCTAATGCCACGATTCTGATCGAGAAGCAGCGCTGGGTATATCAGCAGTATCGATTTTATACTCAGCAATTGCGGAGAGCCTGGTCACTCATCCAGGACGACGACGAGAAGAAAGCGATCGATTACAGGTACATTCAAGGATTTTCTTTTAAGGAGACATTGCTTTTCTTCCGGCACGGTCTGAGTGACAGCACTATTCGTCGAAAGCTATCTGACGGCACTGAGAGTATGGCTAACACGTTAAAATTGATGGGATTCTTTGATCAAGATAATGTGGAGTTTTAAGAGCGGGTTTTATTTACCCGCTCTTTTTTTCCATATCATGCAACCAAATTTGAGCAAAGAAATAGCCACGATCCAAGTGATTCCCCCGGACGTGGCTAAGTCTACGATTAATTCTACAATCTCTTCACCGTACAACAACATTTTCAGATAGCACCAAAATATAATCTTTTTCATAAAAACCACTCCCATAAAGGTATTGAGGGCTTTTCCCCCTACTCTTAGGGGTGCTGGCAGGCAGCTTTACAAGCTCTCTCACTCTAAAAAGTGATTTGGGGAGCGACAATTATAAGGATGGTGCCATAACGGAATTTTGACTCTAAAGTGAGCACAACTTGAACGTAAACTGACCCCAAGTTGAGCACCATATGACGGTTTTCCCGTGATAGGATGTAAGCATAGAAAAAGGCGAGAATGACACGCACGGCAGCCAATGCAGCGGATAACCGGGGCGTACCTCTTCTCGCCTCATATGTAATATTACATATCTAAACCCATGTATTAAAAGAAGATATCAATTCTTCAAATACAGGAATATCTTTACAAATATACTAAGTATGTAATATATTGTTTTTTGTACATAAAAATCATATATAGAAAGGTAAGGTGTTTCGTTTCATGAGGAAAAAACTAGTTTCTATGTTGTTAGCAGTTATTTTGTCTTTGGTGGCTATTGTTCCTGCAGCTTTCGCTGATCCTGCTGAACAGCCTTCGGCGCAGGAGAGCACCACTCCTCAGATTCAGTCTGATGATAAGATTTGTTACGATACCGATCAAGCAACACAAGCAATTCAAGAGTCTTTGATTGTTCAACCATATAAATTGTGCAAAGGGAATGCAGGAACAGCAAGAATTGAACAGCAAGGGTCTAATTCAATTTGGTGGTCTGTCAATCCAGGCTACAGTATATATTATAATTTTACCGGCACAATTACGATTACCGATTACGCAACTGGTAATTATGTGACAGAATATGAGGCTATCGGGGATAATTTCTTTGGATTCACAACATCTGGTAAGGTAAGCGTTAATCTGAAAAGTGGAAGATATACGGCCACACTTACGGGCTGGTGCTGGGATACAAACGGAGAATTCTCTTGGGTTGCGCCTGATTGCGACACGCCTTTCATAGCTGGTACTGCTGATTTTGCAGCAAATGTTGATTCTACTTTTGATTTTACTGTTGAATAAACGTTATACAAAACAGATCAGCCTCAGTCCTTTTACTACGGGCCTGGGGCTGATTTGTTTCTTAATAGGAATAATTTCTAACGTCGTCTCCTAAGCGCCATTATCCCAACAATAACCAGGATTATAATTAATACTATAACAGGGCCAAAATTAAATCCATTCATGTAACACCTCGTATTCTTTTTCTGGAAATTATACCATATAGAGTTTGAATTCAAACAGCACTCGATGCTAATATGGTGGTATATTCGCAGATGTTTGGAGGTGAATACAAATTAGTGATAACACTATGGAATATCGTTTCACTGAATCCCATATGCTGATATATTTACCCCCAGTTAAGAATGATGACTTTTGCATGAAGGGTTATGTTCGCGCTATTAAGCTATTAGGTAGACCGTATAAACATAAAGGGGAATTCACTGCCTTTGGCGCTACCTACGAATGTGAAAGTAGAGAGCAATTTTTGAATTTTGATCCATCAAAAAACGAAAGAGTTCACGGTGTGGGCCTTACTTTTCCTGGAAAGTATTATACCAAAATGATGGAACTAGCAAACAAGCATCAGAGTACTGAAACATCAGATTAGTTTATAAAACGGCAACTGAAACAAAAGCACCTTCGGGTGCTTTTGTTTTGCTCTCTAGACCAAATAAAAGCTTGTTTTAGCCATTACCCTTTGCATGTCGAGGGAAATGGAGAGAAACAGACGGGAGCGTGCCGTAGAATAGCTGTACGGCTCTATTTTGCATGCAAGTATAGGAGAAACCAACTCAACTCAAATAGGAGGCAAACAATGGACATCAGAGTTATATCGATCGATCTGATCAACCCGGTAGCATATAACCCACGCGTGGATCTCCAGCCGGGCGACCCGGAGTACGAGAAACTACGTCAGAGCATTGAATCTTTCGGGTATGTTGAACCAATCGTTTGGAATGAACGCACCGGCAACATGGTCGGCGGGCACCAACGGTATAAGATCATGGTTCACGAGCAGGGATGCACGGAGCTGTCCGTCAGCGTCGTCAACCTGGACGATCAGCAGGAACGCCTGCTTAATCTAGCTTTAAATAAGGTTTCGGGACGTTGGGATGAGGAAGCACTGGCCGCACTGCTGGGTGAATTGCAGACAGCAGGGGCTGAATTGGCGTTGTCTGGGTTTGATGATATGGAGATCAATAAATTGATAGCCGACTTTTCAGAGCCGCCAGAGGATAAATTGGGTGATTTCAGCAACAGTGAGTTGGATGTATCCGAGTTCGACGAATCCAATTTCGATTGCAAGTGTCCGCGTTGCGGGTTCATCTTTGACAAGGCAGGCAAACTATGAAGCGGCCATATTGGGATTGGAAGCTTGCGGATTTGGACAAGGTAGAGAAGCATGGACGGACCGTGTTTTCTTGCTTTTCCTGCGGTGGTGGCTCCACAATGGGCTATAAATTGGCTGGGTTTACAGTGCTGGGGAATGTTGAAATTGATCCGCAGATGATGCGTATCTATCGACGAAATCACAAACCACAATTTCCATTCTTGATGCCGATTCAGGATTTTAAGCATTTGCCGGACAGCGAGCTGCCACCCGAGTTGTTTGATCTGGACGTCCTCGACGGATCACCGCCTTGTAGTGTATTTTCGACAGCTGGGGCTCGGGAAGAAAAATGGGGAGGTGAGTTTGCTTTCCGGGAGGGGCAGGCAGTACAGCGGCTTGATGATTTATTCTTTGATTTCTTGGATGTGGCGAACAAGCTAAAGCCTCGAGTTATCGTGGCCGAGAACGTCAAAGGAATGCTGATAGGCAAAGCCAAGGGATTTGTAAGCCTTGTTTTATCCAGGCTACGAGAGATAGGTTATAGCCCCCAGTTATTCCTTCTTAATTCAGCAACGATGGGTGTACCTCAAAAGAGGGAACGCCTATTTTTTATTGCTTCGAGACAAGATCAAGATTTACCGAGGCTGCGGCTTCAATTCAACGAACCGCCGATCCTTTACCGTACTATCCGTTTCGGTGAAGGCAAGCCATTAAACACTTCGAAGAAAACATACCACAGGTGGAAGCGGAAACGCCCAAGTGATTTGAGCATCGGGGATATTACTGAAAGAGAGGATGGCAAGGCAAGCGATTATAATACAATAATCCTCAAGGATCAGAAGGTCTCGAATACGCTGGCCAGCTCGTCATGGATGCTTCGGAACGATGAACCTTGCCGAATAAGCGATATGGATTCAATTAGAATTCAGACCTTTCCAAACGACTACGACTTCATGGATGCTGACGTTTCGTACGTCTGTGGCATGAGCGTTCCGCCGATCATGATGCACCGGATCGCAGAGCAGATTCACCTTCAATGGCTTGATCCCAAATTAAAAGGAGGACGCTGACACGTCCTCCCCTTCGACCAGGGTATCCCCCGGCTGAGATAGCGGCCCGCCGCGCGCGGCATTTAGCTGACATCCGCTATCTCGCATTCCATTCTACACGGAAGCCGAGGGATACGTAAATGGGAACAGAACATGAAAAAGATATTCTACTGCAGCATGAGCTTGCCGTCATGGAAGGCATCCTTGAATCAAAGGCCCAATATCGGAAGATCATCAAGGCTGGGATTGCCCGGTGGGTTAAGGACTTTCAAGATGGACGTATAGAGATCAAGACGGTGGATGATCTCAAAAAGCTGATAGAAATAGATATCGAGCTTCAAAGGGATGACCTATAAACTTTCAAACGTGTTAAAAACCTAGGACTGCTCCTTATAATGTGATCGGGAGCCTAAAGGGCTTTACAACTTATTTGGAGGTGCACTGATGCATAAGAGAAATGCGTCATGTTTTGTGGTGGTTGACCGCAACAAAAAGCTATTCAATGTCATTGAAGGCGTTGGAAATGTTGGAGTTTGGAATCGTAAGGTTGTAGAAAGACAAAGTATGGGGGCGGATGTCTACGGGCTTCCTTCTCTTAAATCCAAGAATACCCTTGTGCAGGAGTATCAAGAGCGGTTTGGATACACTTACACGACTGAACCCGTTCTGTCGCCAAGTAATTAATAACGGGGAGCACGAATTGTTGGGGGTGGTGATGGTGTAGCATGGCGAGGGAAAGAAGTCCTGATCGGGACAAGGCAAAGCAGATGTGGCTGGATAGCGGCGGTACGATGAAGCTTAAGGGCATCGCCGCCGCTCTTTCTATTGGTGAGACGCAGGTTCGTAAGTGGAAGTCTCAGGACAATTGGGCTGCCGATCTGAATAGTAACGTTACCAATCAATCAAAAGGGAACGTTACTAAACGAGGTGCCCCCAAAGGGAACAAGAATGCCCAGGGTAATAGGGGCGGGGCTCCAAATGGAAATAACAATGCTAAGGGAAACCGAGGCGGTCCAGGCGGGCCAGTCGGAAACAAAAAGGCCGTGACGACTGGGGAATACGAATCTATTTGGATGGATGCCCTAGAAGATGATGAGCAGGAACTGCTGGATCAGGTTGCCACTGACCCGATCCAGCAGGCTGCTGATTCCATAAAGCTATTGACCATCCGGGAACGTCGCATGCTTCAGAGGATCAGCAAGCTTATGAATGGCTTGACGGAAAATCAGCGTCGCGTTCTTAGTGAGCTCAAAGCGATCAAAGACGTAATGACCGTCCATGATGAGAAAACCGGGCTAACAAAGACGGTTCCCATCACAAGGACCGAGATGGTCGAATCACAGATCGAGGTGAATGAATTTCGGCCGATCGATGATATCGTAAAGATCGAGGAGGCCCTGACCCGGATCCAAGACAAAAAACTGAAGGCTATTGAGCTCATGAACAAGTTGCTAATAAGTGACCTTGCTACCGAGGAGCAAAAGGCCCGCATTGAGGTTCTTCGTGCAAAGGTACCAAATCAGGACACGAAGGATATGAACGCTCAGATCGTTGCACTTGCCGATCTGATCAACAATCCAGTGCCGGCAAGGGTGATCGATGATGATTGAGTACGCTCCGTTAAACGTCAAGCAGGCTAAATATATCCGGCGGTGTACAGACTCCTGGCTCAATGTGGCGGAAGGCGGCAAGCGTGCTGGCAAGAACATCATTAACCTGATCGCCTATGCCATGTGCCTGGAGGTTCATCCGGACAAGCTGCACCTGGTCGCTGGTGTGTCTATGGCTGCAGCGAAGATGAATGTGATCGACTCGAACGGCTTTGGCCTGCAACACCTGTTTGCGGGGCGCTGCCGGGAAAGAGAGTATAAGGACCGCGCTGCTCTGTATATCCAGACCAAAACCGGCGAGAAGGTCGTTATCATCGCCGGCGGAGGAAAGGCGAATAACGCTGCCTTGATCAAAGGTAACTCTTACGGTACGGCATACATTACCGAGGTGAACGAGTGTCATCAGTCATTCGTTCAGGAAGTCTTCGACCGAACGCTGGCCAGCAGCAAGCGGCAGCTGTTCTTCGATCTCAACCCGAAGCCGCCGGCACACTGGTTTTATCGTGACGTCTTGGATTACCAAGATGAGCTGAGGGAGCGCGGGGAGAACCCGGGCTATAATTATGAGCACTTCACGCTGTTCGATAATCTGTCTATTCCCGACGATCGGCTGAAGGATCTGCTCCGGACGTATGACAAGACGAGCCTATGGTATCTGGCCGACATCAAAGGAAAGCGCACCGCGGCGACCGGGCGCATCTATACTGGATACTCGAGTAAGGAAGTCATCGTCACGCGGGACCAGGTCAGAGACAAACGATTCCTGGAGTTCTCGATCGGGATCGATATCGGCGGCACAGACGCTACGGTGGCCACGCTGACGGGCTATACTGTGGGCTATAAGGAAGTCATTCTCTTGGATGGCTATTACCACAAGCAGGGCAAAGACAACGGTTATACGCACAACCAATATGCGCAGGAGATCGTGGCCAAGATCAAGGAGTGGGGTGAAACGTACCCTGCTTTTTTTGCGTGTGCTCATATCTTTGCAGAGTCGGCGGATAAGCTGTTCCGGCAGGCGCTGGCCAATGAGCTGAAGCGGCAGGGGATCCACATTACCGTGACCCCTTCATACAAGAAGGAGGGCATCGTCGACCGGATCCGGCTGACGAACATTCTGATCAATCAGGGCCGCTACAAGGTCATGCAGCACATGAAGCCGTGGATCGAGGCCATCGAGAACGCGACCTGGGATGAGGACGAGCGGCAGAAGGGCGAATGGGTCCGGACGGACGATGGCAGCTATCCGGTGGATTGCCTGGACAGCAGCGAGTACGCCGTGCAGCCGTTTAAACGCAGACTGGAGGTATAGAAATGGGGTGGTTTAAAAACATGATGATGAAAATGCTGCGAATCAATCCAGCGCCGGAGAATCAGATCATCACGATCACCGAGCCGTTCAGCTACCGTACCAACGTGCTCCGGAATCGGCTGTGGTACCGAGGCGACCCGTCTGAGCTGGATCAGTTTTATAAGCAATCGAAGAACGACGCGGTGAGCCGTTCACGGTTTTGGGCTGCTGTACCTTCGGCGGATCTCTCTATCCGGAAGATCCACTCGGGTCTGCCGGCGATGATCGTCGAACGGCTTGCTGATATCGTGATCTCAGACCTGGACGGCATTGACCTCGGCAACAAGCAACAAGTAGATCTCTGGAATGAAATCGCGGAGGACAATAAGTTTGACGAGCTGCTGGGGGACAGCATCGGGGAGGCGCTGGTAGTAGGAGATGGGGCGTTCAAGATTACGATTGATCCGGCGGTGACACCATACCCGATCATCGAGTTCTACAGCGGCGACCAGGTCGATTACAGACGCGATCGCGGCCGGCTGAAGGAGGTCGTATTCTTCACGGATTACCGATACCGGGATAAGGATTATCGGCTGGAGGAGACCTATGGCATGGGATATATTAGGTGCCGGCTGCTGAATGCTGAAGGCAAAGATGTTCCGCTGGCCACGGTGCCGGAGACGGCCGAGCTGGTGCCGGAAATCACGTTTACCAGTGACTTTATGATGGCCGTTCCGCTCATGTTCTTCCGTTCGAAGAAATGGCCAGGACGTGGCAAGTCGATCTATGAATCCAAGTCGGATAGCTTCGACGCCCTGGACGAGGTCATCAGCCAATGGATCGACGCGATCCGCGCGGGCCGTGTGCAGAAGTACATTCCCGACGATCTGATCCCGAAGAATCCCGAAAACGGAGCACCGATGCGACCAAACCCGTTTGACAATCAGTTCATCAAGCTTGGCTCCAGCCTAGCTGAGGATTCCAAAGGCCAGATCGATATGGTGCAGCCGCAGATCCTGTATGAAGCGTTCGTCAATTCGTATTCGTCGGCCATGGACATGTGTCTGCAGGGCATTATCAGCCCGGCCACGCTTGGCATCGACCTGAAGAAGACGGACAATGCCGAGGCGCAGCGCGAGAAGGAGAAGGCGACGCTGTACACCCGCGGCAAGATCATTGAGCGGCTGAATGAGGTCATTCCTCAGCTGATCAGCGTGATCATGAAGGTGTATGACACAATGCAGAACCGGAATGCCGGCCAATATGAAGTCAGCGTAAGCTTCGGGGAATATGCCAGCCCTTCCTTTGATTCCGTGGTGGAGACGGTCGGCAAGGCCCGGACCTTCGGTATTATGTCCGTCGAGCGGGCCGTGGACGAGCTGTACGGCGATACCTGGACCGATGAGGAAAAGGCGGAGGAGGTCCGCCGGCTGAAGGAAGAGCAGGGCATGGTCGAGGATCCGGGCATTAACCGGGATCAACCGCCAGGCGCCGACGACAACGAGGATGAAACGGCATGAGGCCCTATGACATCGCCCAGATCTTTGCCGAGCTGGAGCTTGATCTGATCGCCAGTATGAAGCGCAACCTGGCAAGCCATGAGGACGAAGAAGCGAAGGAAGGATTTGAGTGGGAGCAATGGCAGCGGCGAAAGCTGCAGGCGCTAAGCCGATACCGCCGGGAGATCCGGAAGCAGCTGCAGAAACACAGTCGAGATATTGACGATGGGACCAAGGAACTGATCAAGGACTCCTTTCTGTCCGGAGCGTCCGGCGTGGATCGTCTCATTAACCGTCTGATCAAGAAGGAGCAGCTGGAAGCCCGGCTGCTGTCCGGAAGGCTGACGGCCCCAGTGACTCGAGTCGACGGAACAGATGACAGCTTCTTCGCTATTAATGAAAGACGGCTGAATGCCCTGATCGAATCGGTACTGAAGGATCTGGAGAATGGCCAGGCTGCCATGCTCCGACAGGCCGAGGACGTATACCGGCAGACCATCTTCAAATCGCAGGTATACCTCAATAGCGGCGCTTCCTCCCTTGGGCAGGCGATAGACATGGCGACCATGGACTTCCTGAATAAAGGCTTCAACTGCATTCAGTTTAAGGATGGCCGGCGGATGAATATCGCCTCTTACGCTGAGATGGCACTGCGGACATCGTCCCAGCGCGCCGTATTCGCCGGCGAAGGCGCCCGCCGAGCCGAGTGGGGCATTCATACCGTTGTAGTTTCCTCTCATCATAATTGCTCGAACCTGTGTCTCCCATGGCAAGGCAAGGTGTACATCGATGACGTTTACAGTGGCGGAAAACCCGGCGATGGTCCGTATCCGCTGCTTAGCACCGCCATGGCCAATGGTCTGTTCCATCCGAATTGCCGACACAACAAGAGCACATACATTCCTGGGATCAGCTCAATGCCGGCACCAGTTAATGCCCGAGAAGCATTGAAGAACTATCATGCGGAACAGGCGCAGCGGTACATGGAACGGCAGGTGCGGCGTTATAAGCGCCGTGCAGCCGGCAGTATTAATCCGACGAATGAGGCGGCAGCTGAAGCGAAGGTGAAGGAATGGCAGGGGCGGATCCGCACGCACATTGCTGAAAACCCACAACTCCGGAGAGACCGGGGACGCGAGAAGATACAGGTACCCGTTTGATTTTGGGCTCCGGCTGAGACTGCCGGGGCCTATTGCTCGTTGGCCGGAGCATAACGGCCGGCTCCCTTAGCTGGAGAGCAGCTATAAAAATCTATGGAGGTCGAGATAAATGGATTGGTTAAGAGAGCTTTTAAAGAAATTGGGCGTTGAGGAAACGAAGATTGACGGCATTGTCTCTGATGTGAATAAGGAGATCCCGAAACACTTCGTCCCCAAAAGCCAGTATAACGACCTGGCCGAACAGCGGAAGAAGCTGGAGAAGGACATCTCTGAAAGGGACGGCCAGCTGGAGGAACTGAAGAAGGCGGCCGGTTCTAGCGAAGATCTGAAGCGCCAAATCGAGACTCTGCAGAACGAAAACAAGACAGCCAAGGAGAAGTATGAGTCCGAACTGAAGGATCTCACGGTAACCTCCGCGATCAAGTCGGCACTGAATGGCAAGGTCCATGACGAGGCGCTTGTGGCCGGTCTTTTTGACAAGGGCAAGCTGGTGATCGATGGGGACAAGGTCGTCGGCCTGGACGAGCAGCTGAAGACGCTGCAGGAGTCGAAGGCATTCCTGTTCAAGGCTGAAGAGCTACAACAGCAGCCAGGTTTCAAAGTCGGCGGAGCCGGAGGCGGAAATGCCGGCCAGGCAACGAATGAACAGCTGGCATCGATTTTCGGTGTCGCTGAATCGAAGTAATCACTACATTTTAAATTAGGAGCGATGTAAACATGCCTTATAACTACGTTGATAGTTTTCAAACGGTACTGCAGCAGAAGTACTCCAAGGAGCTGACTTCGGCGGGATTGACCACGCAGAATGCTATGTTCATGAACGCAAGAACCATCAAGATTCCGCGTCTGGACATTGGCGGATACAAAGACCACAACCGGGCCGGCGGATGGAATCGCCAAGCCATGAGCAACGACTTCGAACCAAAGGTCCTCACCTTTGATCGTGATGTTGAGTTTTACGTGGATGCGATGGATGTGGACGAGACCAATCAAATCCTCTCTGCGGCCAACACGACGAATGTCTTTGAAACGGAGCAGGCGATCCCGGAGCTGGATAAGTATCGCTACAGCAAACTGTATTCTGACTACACGGCGCTGGGCAAGACTCCGGATACCACGGCGCTGACTGCCTCGAACGTGCTGGAGGTATTCGACGAGCTGATGCTCAACATGGACGAAGCCGAGGTGCCGCTGGAGGGCCGGATCCTGTATACAACGCCTACCGTTAACAAGCTGCTGAAAGAAGCGGACAAGGTCAGCCGGAACGTAACGGTTACGGCTAACAATGGCGTGGTCGATCGGACCGTTTCCCGTTTGGACGATGTAATGCTGGTCAAGGTTCCATCCAGCCGGATGAAGACCGTTTATGACTTCACGAATGGTGCCGTGCCTGGTGTAGGCGCGAAGCAGATCAACATGATCCTGATCCATCCATCCGCCGTTATTGCTCCAATTAAGCACACGGCCATTTACCTGTGGGAACCGGGCTCGCACACTGGCGGCGACGGGTACCTGTACCAGAACCGCCGCTATACGGACCTGTTCCTGATCGAGCGGAAGGCTGACGGAATCCAAATTAACGTGGAAGGAAGTGGCGCATAATGCTGTACGCAGTGAAGGGCAATAAGCAGCTGAAGATCGACGAGGCTGAAAAGGAAACATACCTGAAGCTCGGGTATGATATCGCTCAGGTATCGGGGAATGAGCTCAAGACGGTGGAGACGTCCCCAAGCAAAACCGTATCCTGGAAAGATTACCAGGCCGTTGTTACCGAAAATGCGGATCTGAAGGAGCAGCTGGTGGCGGCGGGCTCCGGCACTCCGGAGACGCTGAAGAGCCTCCAGGAACAGGTGGACACCTTGACCAAGGAAAACAAGGCGCTGAAGGAAGCGAATAAGAAGCTGAAAGACGCAGCCAAGGAATAGGCGGTGATCATATGGCCTACGCGACGGCGGAGGATTACACCCGGTATGGGTCCGGGCTGATCCCTGCAGAGGAACTGCAGAAAGAGCTGGACCAGGCATCCGACCAAATCGACACATTGACCTATAACCGGATTGTGGCGTGGGGCTTTGACAAGCTCACTCTTTTTCAGCAGACAAATGTAAGGAAGGCTGTCTGCCAACAAGCCGACTTCGTCTTCCAGTATGGGGAGTACCTAGACTTTCCGCTCGCTGGCTATTCTGCCGGCAGCGTGTCGCTGTCTTTTAAGGCAGTGGAGGGTGCAGGAGGAGTCCGGACATCGGAGCTTGTCACGGGCATTCTGAGGGCCACGGGGCTGATGGATCGGAGGTTATGCTGATGCGGGGCAAGCTGCCGTTTCCCAAGTGGATCTTGAAGACGCAAGTTAAGGTATACCAAACCGATTTGAGCGAGGACGGCGAGCCTGTCGAGGAGATGATCTTCGATGGGCTCGCTTTTTATGATGAGACGGCTCGGCAGGTGTTGGATGCCGAGCGCCGGCTGGTACAGCTCTCTGGGAAGGTGATTATCCAGGGGGACATCCTACCGGACAAACTCATCCAGGGATACGTGATGATCAGCAGTGTAAAGCGGACTATCTTCCGATCGGCCCGCCCACGAAATCCAGACGGATCCGTATTTTCGACCGAATTGGAGCTGAGCTGATATGAAGGTGAAGGCAACCATGAATCACCGCGCACTCCGGCAGCTCTCAAATACGCAGATCAGAGCGCTAGTAATGACAGCCGATGCCGTGAAGACGGAAGTCATGAATGCGGCCGTCGTTCCGAAACAGACCGGGGAGCTGGAGCGCAGCGGGCATATAGACGACTCACTGGTCCAAAAGGGTCGGGTCAAGCTCGTGTACGATACCCCTTATGCCCGCAGACTTTACTGGCATCCGGAATATTCCTTTCGCCAGGACAAGAATGCCAATGCCCGCGGGCGCTGGCTGGATGACTGGATCACCGGCAGTAACAGTACCTTTGCCAAAAAGGCGTTCCAGGAGCTCTACCGCCGGCTGAACAGGGGGACGATCCAATGATGACGCTGGCTAATATCCGTGACTGGCTCAAAACCCAGGTGCAGTGCCCGCAGTGGTACATCGGGAAAATCGACGGCAGTAAGGAGCAGTGTATTGGAGTTTATAACCTGCAGGCGGGCGCACCGAATATTGCGATCGGCGGTCTGGAGAATACGAGCTATGCAAGTAAGGCCATCACGATCCTGATCCATTGGGGCAAGAACGCCAATGTGGCCGAGCAGAAAGCCCATGAGGTCTATACGGCGTTGTTTGGCCAGGCTGGGGAGATTGCCGGGCACCGGGTGATTTCGTTCGATATGCGGACGGCTGAGCCTGTCAGCGTTGGCACGGACGACGAGGGGATTTATGAATACGTGATCGATACAACGATCTATTACGAAAGGTAGGGAAAATACATGCTGAAACTGGACCTGCAGACATTTGCTGAGACCGGTGTATTTCCGGTTCACAACAACGTTTTTAAGATCGGCATTAAAGGCCGGTCTTCAGCTGCGGAGGACATGGTCACAGTCAAGGACCTGGAGACCTTTAGCCCGTCCATTGATGGCAACACGGAAGAGTGGACCCCGATGGATCAAGGAGGCTGGGTGCGCCGGGCCGTGACCGGGAAAGGGCTGACCTTCAGCTTTTCTGGAAAGCGGAATTATGGCGACCCGGGCAACGATTATATCGCCGGTCTCCTGATCGGTACAGGCCAAGAGGTGGAAACCAAGTTCGAGTGGACCATGCCGAGCGGCGCCAAGCTCACCATGGATTGCGTCATTAACCTGACGCAGCCGGCCGGGGGCGATTCGACCAACATTGACGGTCTGGAATTTGAATTACTATCTGACGGCAAGCCGACCTTTACGGCGGCGTCCGGATCCTAAGGAGGCATTACTTTATGGCGACTATCAATATTACGGATAAATTCAGCAAGGATAAGCCATCGATTCAGATCGGTGAAAAGAAGTACCCGGTCAATAACTCGGTAGAGGCTGTAATGAAATTCGAGGAGATGGCCGGCGACGGAAGCATCAAGGCATTGCTGTCATCCATAGAGGAAATCTTGGGGAAAGAGGCATTTGCTGAGATCGGTGTTATGAAGTTGCCGGTATCCGATGTGAAAGTGCTGATGCTCGGTGTCATGGCGGCCATGCAAGACCTGCCGTATGAGGAAGCCGCTGCCCGATTTCAACAATAACAAAGCCCCTGATAACTGGTATGACCTTCGCGAGGATTGGCCTTTGATTGAGGCCAGTCTGGCGAAGCAGTACGGTATCCGAATCCGTTCCCACGCAGATATGCCGTGGAGCGAGTTTTGCACCCTGGTGGCCGGCTTTATGCCGGACACACCTCTGGGTAGCATCGTGGCTATCCGTAGCGAGAAGGATGCGAAGATTCGTAAGTCGTTCACGGGCGACCAACGGCGCATTTACAACGAATGGCGCCTTCGCCGCGCCGAGCGCAAGCTAGAAGATCCCGCAAAGCTGGATAAGGAAATGAGGACGCTGGAGGCCGCGCTGGCCCGGATGTTTGGAGGTGGGGCAGATGTCGGATAGCGTTGGCCGCATTGACCTTGATCTAGGGCTCAATTACGGCGCGTTTAACTCGGAGCTGAATGGCATTGCGAATAAGGCAACTGGCGCTGTCGGCGGGGCATTCAAGCAGCTTGGCGGCATTATTGCTGCAGCCTTTGCTGTAAAGGGGATTGTTGACTTCGGACGTGAAGCGATCAACCTGGCATCCGATCTGCAGGAAGTCCAAAACGTCGTTGACGTGACGTTTGGCAGCATGGCAGCCGATATCAATAGCTGGTCAAAATCGACGCTGCAGAGCTTTGGCCTATCCGAGCTCTCAGCCAAGAGGTATTCGTCGACATTGGGCGCGATGATGAAAAGCTCCGGCCTTGCCGGCGTCCAGATGGAGCAGATGTCCAAGAAGCTGACCGAGCTATCCGCGGACATGGCATCTTTCTACAACCTGAGCAACGACGAGGCGTTCGAGAAGATTCGTTCGGGTCTCGCCGGCGAAGTCGATCCGCTGCAGCAGCTCGGGATCAACCTTTCAGTTGCGAATCTGGAGGCATACGCCCTTTCCCAGGGCATCACGAAAAGCTGGGAATCCATGAACCAGGCAGAGCAAACCCTTTTGCGTTATAACTACCTGTTATCCGTCTCCAAAGACGCGCAGGGGGACTTTGCAAGAACCAGCGGCAGCTGGGCCAACCAAACCCGTCTACTCACGGAGCAATGGAGAATCTTCCAGGGCACCATGGGGGCGGGTTTTATTAATATTCTGGCGCCTGTCGTCAAATGGCTGAACTTTCTGATCGGCAAGCTGCAGGTCGCGGCGGAGTACTTCAAAGCGTTCACGGAAATGATCTTCGGAAATGCTGCAGCCACTGCGTCGGCAGCCCAGACGTCGACCGCTGCGGCATCAGCTGCAACCGACTCCATCGGGGGCATGGGCCAAGCGACGGATGGGGCGAAGAAGGCGACGGAAGGCATGGGCAAAGCGGCCAAGAAGGCCGGCAAGGATGTGAAGGGCAGCCTGGCTGGGTTTGACCAGCTGAATACGCTGAGCCAGTCCACGGCGGCCGCGCTGGACGATGCTGCTGATAAGTTGGGAGGAGCTGGCGGTATCGGCGGTATGGATCTCGGATCCATGCCCACCGGAAACATTGATCTCGGCTTCGATGACACCAAGCTGAACGCCTTCAAGCAGTCACTAGCCGGCATTAAGGACATGGCCAACGCCGTATGGGAGTCGCTAAAGACGACCTTCGGCCCGTCGATCCAGACGGCAATCAACGAACTGACGCCAGTTCTTGGCCGCTGGAAGGAGCAATTCAAGACAATGTTCTCGGACATCATGTCCTTGGGCGCTCCTTTGGCCAATTGGGTCCAAACCGGGCTGGTGCCATTATGGCAGGCCGGCATTGTGACGGCTGGGCATGTTCTAGCCGGCCTCCTGGATATTGTGCTGCAGGTGGTGGCCAGCATCTGGGACGCTGCGTTCCCGATCCTGAAGAAGTTTGTCACGGACGGCTTACCGCGGCTGACAGATTTTCTGCTCGGGGTTGACGAAATCTTTAACAAAATGTTCGACCTGGTCAAACACATCTTTGATGATATGTGGTCCGGGGTCGTTGATCCGGCGATGAAGCTGATCTCCAAAGTCATCCTGGACACGCTCGATATCATCTTCAAGTGGTGGGATGATTGGGGCCATAAGATCCTGGATGGCATCAAAGCCAACCTGGACGGCATCAAGAAACTATGGGACGCCCTGTGGACCGGTTTCCTGCAGCCGTTCGTGAATAACATGCTGGACACACTGACCTGGCTTTGGGATAAGCATCTGAAGGGCTTGGTCGAGGAGGTCGGGACGTTCATCGGGAAGCTGATCACAGCAGCCCAGGACATCAACAACAAATTTATTATGCCGATCACTACCTGGCTGGTTGAAAAGCTCGGGCCAACGTTCTCGGATATCTTCACCCTGATCGGTGAGGTGATTGGCACAGCCCTGGGCGTAATTGCTGATGTGGCCAAGGGTATCATCAAGGCCTTGGGTGGGATCGTGGACTTTATCGCTGGAACCTTCACCGGGGACTGGAAGAAAGCCTGGAACGGCGTTAAGACCTTCTTCGAAGGCATCGGCGACGCGTTGGTCGGCATTTTCAAAGGCGCGGTGAACCTGATCATTGACGCCTTGAATTTCATGATCAGATCGCTGAACCGAGTCAAAGTGGATGTGCCGGACTGGGTCAAGAGTATTCCAGGTGTTCCGGATGGGATCGGTTCAGTGGGCTTCAGCATTCCGACCATTCCGAAGCTGGCCAAGGGAGGTCTGGCCTATGGCCCGACGCTGGCCGTGGTCGGCGATAACCGGGGAGCTGCGGCGGATCCGGAAGTCATATCGCCGTTGTCCAAGTTGGAGGGACTGCTGGGAGGCAGTAACCAGGCCGTGGTCGACATGCTCTTATTGATCCTGGACGCCCTTCGGAATCAGGACAACAAAGCCGTGCTGCAGATCGGGGAAACCGAATTCGGCCGGATGGTCATTAAAGCAATCAACAGCGCTCAGCGGCAGGCCGGGCGCACATTATTAGAAGTATAGGAGGTGGAGCTGGATGCTGAAGATTAACGGGCAGGATATCGCCGTCTATCCGTCTCAGTTCTCGGTGACTACGCTGGACTTGGACGACGGTGAATCCTCCGTCCGAACGTCGGACGGAACGCTTAACCGGGACCGAATCACCGTCAAGCGACAGGTCGATATGACATGGGGAGTACTGAGATGGTCCCAGATCTCCGCCATTCTGCAGGCTATGGATGGCGTTTTCTTTGACTTCACCTATCCGGATCCCATGACAGGCCAACACGAGACCAAGTCGTTCTACGTCGGAAACCGGCCGGCGCCGTTCGCAGTACAGAATGGCAATGAGATCCTATGGAATGGCCTGAAGGTCACTCTGACGGAGAAGTGATGTTATGTATCCAATATCACCACTATTTGCGGATTACCTGAAACGTCACGACAGGGAGTTCCTGATCAAGGCCATCATCAATGGCGAGGAGTACAGCAACGCTGTAATCGTGGAGCATTCGATTGAGAACAGCCTGTCCCTCTCGCAAGGGTTTGAAATCGGGAATGCGATCCCTTCGAAGCTGACCATCAAGCTCAGGCTGAAGAATGAGCTTCCCTCTAACGCCCGCATTATGCCATACATCTCTCTTTCAACGAGCGGGCTCACATGGGACAATGCGGCTTATCCTTGGCAGGAGATGACGATTCCTTGGACCGGAGGCGGGACGGAGTGGATGCCGCTCGGGGAGTTCTTTGTGGACTCCCGCGAAAAGGTCAATGATGTATGGGTCTATACCTGCTATGACAAGCTGGTTACGGCCGACGTGGCGTATATATCCCAGCTCACCTACCCGGCGACGATGAAAGCGGTTTGGGACGAGATCTGCGCGCGGCTGGGCTTCTCGTATGACAGCAGCGTGCAGATCAATTCGTCCTATAAGATTCAGGCGGGCCCGGTCGGGTTCACCTGCAGACAGATGATGGGTTATATCGCCGGTGCCAACAGTGCGAGCGTATTTGTAGGCAAGGACGGAAAAATCAAATTCAAGCGTTACGTGGCCGGGGCGCCGGCTGTCTTTGAAATGACCTCTTCCGATTACATTCGCGTCAAGCAAACCAATCCAGTGAAGTCCTTCACGCGGATCGAGGTCACCTATGACACAGAAGACGGTCTAACCTATACCGCCGGTACCGGTGATGATAACCATACCCTGAAGTATGAAAATCCGTTTATGACCCAGACGATGGTGAATAACCTGCAGGCTACCTTGAACGGGTTTTCCTATTTGCCTATGACCATGGAGGCCCGGGGATTTCCACAGCTGGAGCACGGTGATGTGATCAGCTTTGCAAAATACGAGGGGAATTCCTGGCTGGACGCGACGATCCCCTGGGATAGCGCAAATATCCCTTGGAGCGGGATTGTCCAGTATCAGACCTTGATCCTCCATCAGGTACTGAGTTTCAAAGGTGGCTTGAAGCTGACGATCGAGGCGCCGAGCATTTCCGAGCAGCAAAGCGAATTTGCGATCGATGGCAGCCTGACTTCACAGGTGAATAATCTGAATAAGAATGCCGTCAAGGAAGGCAAGGCGTATTACGGGGCAACCATCACCCGATCGGCCGGCCTCACCATCGAGCGCGAGGATCACTTGAGCAAGGCGGTTTTTAATTCTGATGAGCTCAGCTTCTATGCCGGGGGGAATAAGGCTCTATGGTTCGACTTGCCGAATCGCAAGTTCAAGTTTGCCGGCGATCTGGAGGCTGTCGGCGGGACCTTTACCGGGACCCTAAATGGAGTGGATGGGATTTTCACTGGAGACCTCTCCGCGGTAGGTGGCACCTTCACGGGTACGCTGCAGGGGGTGGACGGGACGTTTACCGGTACGCTGCAGGCGGGCAAGGTGGTCGGCGGGGATATTACTGGGACAACGATAAATGGATCAACGATTATCGGCTCAGTGCTGAAAACAGCGCAGTCCGGCCGACGGATTGAGATCGATTCGACGAGTGGTTTCCGGACATTTGACTCGAGTAATAACAACCGGATCCGGATCACTACGGCCAATGATAACGGCGTATCCGCTATATCTTTCTATGGGACAGGAGGGGGCTTCGCGGGAGAAATTAACTCCTATCAATCGCAAAACCAACTGAATATTATTTCGGATTCCATTCTCATAGGCTCAAATAGCAATGCTAACCCTATCTACATGAATGGAGCGACAAGATTCAATGGTTTAGTAACAATCAATTCTGGAATAAGCGGAATAACCGTAGATAATATTAGTGGACTTTCTTCACAACTATTTAGTTTACAATCTCAGATCAATACATTGTCACAGGCGTTTTATAGCCATACGCATAATGTCAATATCGGCACGCACAATCATGGCAACCCACAAAACCAAAACTGGCCGGCGAATGGCGGTAACTTCACAACTTCAACCCCGTAATGTTATCATGAGGATAATTTTGACAACGGAGGTGAGAAGTTATGAAGAAATGGACTTATTTGCTTAGTGGGGTCGTTATCGGTGCAATTATCGCTACTTCCAGCAGTGCTTTTGCAGCCCAGGTTAAAAGCCTGGTAGGTAAAAAGGTCACTGGTGAATATACGGTTGTTGTAGACGGCAAAACGTTAAGCGATAAAGGCGCGGTAATCGATAGCAAAGCAAATGCTCCTGTTCGCGCCTTGTCGGAAGCGTTAGGAGCTGATGTACAAGTGTCTGGTAAGACAATTTCGATTACATCTACTGAGCCAGGGGTTACTACCCCGGATTCAAGCAGCGGAAGCAGCACTGGCAGCCCTACTAATACTACTCAGAACAAATATATGGGTGGTACGAAAGAGAGCTTATTGAACTCGAAAGAGAGCTATCAGAAAAACATTCTGGAACCAGCAAAGGATAGCTTAAAACGGCAAGAAAATTTGCTCTCTCTTGCAACGGCTGCTCAAGATGACAAGGCAATAGCGAATATTCAGGCAGAAATTGCTCGCCTGAATGCCGACATCGAGAAATACACTAAGGAAGTACAGCTGATCGACGAAGCACTCGCTGCAATAGAAAATAAGTAATCTGAACAGGTCTCGCCAACAGGCGGGGCCTTTTATTATGCAAAGGAGGGGCTGCCGTGAAAGTACGGAAGATCCTGGAGCTCTCGGTTGACCTGTCGGATCCGGTTCGAGAAACGCAGTTAGCGATCCGCGCTGTCTTGGCTACGCTGCAGACGCAGGAAGAGCAGGTCTTCATGCTTCGGAAGATCAAGGAAGATATTGAAATTGCATTGAAAGGAGCTGATACCCATGAGCAACCGGTACCTGACACTGGACGGGTCCAAGAAGATCAGTGACACATATACACTGATTCCGGCGGGCTTTGACAAGGTCCAGCAGGATGTGGATACCAACAAGACCACGGCGGATAATCACATCGCAAATGCCGATATCCACGTAACGGCTGCCAAAAAGGCCGAATGGGACAGCAAGGCTCCGGGGAGCACACAAACCGAGCTGGACGAGCACGTTGAGAATGCGGACATCCATGTCACCGCCGTACAGAAAGAAGAGTGGGACAGCAAGGCTGCCGGAACGCTGCAGGGGGAAGTTGACGAACATATCGCGGATACGGTCGCTCACCTCACACAGCAGGAGCACGAAAAGCTCACCGGGATCGAGGAAGGAGCACAGAAGAATCAGAACGCCTTCGTCAAGGTGAATGATATCAATGCTTCTACCACCACGGACCAGTTCTTTATTGTTGGCGGCATCGGAATCACAATAACAACTGATCCCGTCACCAAGAAAGTTACGGTCACGGCCACAGGGGAAGCAACGCCAGGGCCACACGGAAGTTCGCATGATTCCGACGGATCCGACCCTATTCCAGATTTGGTTGAACTTCAGGGCGTTGTAGCGGATCAGGCTGCCGATATTCAAGCAGCATCTGACACTGCTGGGCAGGCTCTGACAACGGCGCAGACAGCACAAGAAACAGCAGATGCAGCACAAGCAACGGCAGATGCAGCGGAAACGCCGGAAGGCGCACAAGAAAAGGCGGATATTGCTCAGCAAAATGCAATTACAATAAGTGAAAAATATTCTGATGATAATTTTTACAGTAAAGACGCATTTAGATATCCAAATTTTGTTCCGAATTCGGAAGCTCTATTTGGATTTACGAATTGGAGGAAAGTACAAGAATTTGGTTCAGGGTGGCAGATAGGAAATACTAATATAGGTAGTTATTTCACGGTTGCTGGAGAAGTTCCCACAGGACAATATCCTATATTAGATAGTGAACCTATATTTGTTGGTGATGGTCCTAAAACATTATCTGCTGATTTCTTTTCTGGTGGAGTGGTTTCTGGAACAGTATCAATAGAAATTAGATATGCTTCATCACCTTATGATTTGATCGCATTTTTAAATGCTGATCCTAATTCGGATTGGCATAGAAAGAGTGTTACATTCAATGTTCCTTCTGGAACTCCATCTATACTTGTAAGATTAGCATGTACAGGAATTCCAGCTTCTGGAACTGCTGCTTATACAAGAATTAAAATTAATTCTGGAAGTATTGAAATGCCTTATTCCAATGAAATTGACAATCAATTGCTTTTTCAATCTGTCAGTAATGGGAAAAATGCTATCGCTTCCGCCATTACTGGCAAAGGTGTCCCGGCTTCAGGGAGCGATATATTCCCGGTTTTAGCGGATAAGATTAAGCAGATACCAACCGGAGCAACGATTAATGTTCAAAGAGGATACGCATTAATACCGGCGGGATCACTATTCGTACAACCAACAATAAATGCGGTGAATGTGAATAACTCAATCGTTAATATTGGATTCGTTACGGGAAATACCATGAACTCTGAAACATACGTTAAAGCTGCACTCACTAACCCAACAACATTATATTTAGATAGAGCAGCAAGCTCATCTCCGTATGGTGTAGATGTTTATTGGGAGGTAATAGAATTTGTAGGAGCAAAAAGTGTGCAATCTGGTACCGGAATTTTCACCACAGACAGAGCAACTATAACATTTTCGGCAGTAAATCCAGCAAAATCTACGTTTTACTATTCTTATAGAATATCAGCTGCAACCACCACGATTTATGGACGCGGAGGAATAATACAAAATCCTACGAGTGCTACGCTTCGCACTGCTTATCCGCTTTCAAGTACGATTACATGGTATGTAGTCGAATACCAATAATATTTTTAGAGAGGTGATAATGTGGTTATTTTAGCAGAATTGAATGAAAATAACGTTTGCGTCGGTGTTAAAATGGTTGGAGAAATGATAGATGACGGAAAGCATGTAGAAATTGACAAGATGGATTTTGAGCTTTATTCATATCGCAAATACGAGAATGGGGAATGGTCAGAGGAAAAATTTCTTCCTGACTATGCACAGATCGAACTAGATCGAATGGAAAAAATAGAAAAGTCCCAAGCTGATCAGGACGAGCTTATCATGCAAATCATGTTGGGAGGCGCGTAAAATGAGCAATGCAGTTTATAACCTTTTCCTTCGTAACTGGGTAAACAACCGGGCTACCGTTGAGCAGATCGATCTTGCAGTTCAGAAACAGCTGATCACCGAGGAAGAAGCTCAGACAATTATGGAAACACCAAAAAACTCACAGTAGAGAGGAACAGAGTAAGCGCCGCAAGGCGTATTTTTTATGCCTAAAAAGAGATATCGAAGGGGGAAAAGCCGTGCCAGAAGAAAGGGTGATTGACGTGGAGGAAACAACCAAAGCGTTGGTGGAGATTCAAATCCAACTAGCGCGCATTGAAAAGACCTTGGAGCAGGTGCCGACGCTGACGGCTACGACTGAGGCAGCCAAGGAGCTCTCTCGGGAAGCCATGCAATCGGTCAAGTCGGCACACCACCGCTTGGACCGGATTGAGGATGGCCAGAAGTGGTTGTGGCGGACGGTAGGCGGGGCGGCGATCACGATTGTCATGGCCGCGATCGTGACTGCAATTAAGCTCACAGGACAATAAAAAACAGGAAGGTTGATGAAAAATGGATTGGAATATGATTTGGCAGTTGATTGATCCGAAGCTGATCGGCGTGGTGGCTGCTTGCTGGATTGTTGGGATTATGCTGAAGCGGACGCCAGTAGTACCAGATTGGGGCATTGTTTATATCGTCGTTATAGTTGCAGTTCTTCTGTCCGGATTATCGCTTGGTTGGAGCGCGGAGTCCATTGTCCAGGGCTTGTTGGCCGGCGCCTTTGCTGTGTTCGGCCACCAGGTTGTGAAGCAGGCCCAGATCGGAGCTGATAAAGATGCAGATCAAAGCAAAGGGAATTGACTGCTCTACTCGAGTGACAGCTGCCGCCGCCAAGAAGTTTAAGGCTGACGGGGTAAGCTTCATCGGCCGCTACGTCACACCAAACAGCTGGAAGTCGATGTGCAAGGAAGAGGCGGACACGATTATCGCTGCCGGCCTGCAAATCCTCCCCGTGTTCGAGAGAACGGCGGACCGGACGAAGGGCGGGGCAGCGAACGGGGCGGAGGACGGTAGACGGGCTTATGCCCATGTTCGATCAATAGGCCAGCCGATTGGTACGGCCATTTATTTCGCTGTCGACTATGACGCGCCGGCGAGCCAGCACGATAACATTGAAGCGTATCTCCGAGCAGCTGCCAAAGAGATCCCGGGTTACAAAATCGGGGTGTACGGCTCTTTCTCGGTCATCGAGGCCATGGCGATCCGGGGAGCTGCAGCGTACTTTTGGCAGACGTTGGCCTGGAGCCGCGGCCTACTATCGGCCAAAGCGAATATCTTCCAGAAACAAATTGACGTTATGGCCAACGGGATTAAGGTTGACTGGAATGACCAATATAGTGATGCGGGACTGTGGGGTGCTGCTCCGCAGCTGCCGGCCAAGGAGGAAGTCAAAGTGCCAAGAGATATTACCAAGGTGAGCGAGTGGGCGGTAAAAGATTGGGAGGAAATGACCAAGAATGGGTATGTTGACGGGACTCGACCAGGAGCAACAGTTACTCGTGAAGAAGTCTGCGTCATAATAAATAGACTAAGAAAAAATCTATTACTACTAATCTCCGAGCATAATAAGATCTGCGATTAATCTGGATAAACAAAATATAGGGAATTTAAAAAAAGATGAGCCGAAAGGCCGGCTCATCTTTTATTAAAAAACCATTCTAACTGTGAAATCTCATCTAAAGTAATCTCGTTTTCTGAACATAACTCGTTAATTGCTCCGAGAGCCCACAGTTTTCTAGCAGCAGCTTGATGTCCGGTAGTCCATTTATCATCATCCTTTTCGGTGTTATACGCAGTTCTCAGTTCAGGTAGAATACCACAGAATAATGTTAATGTACCGGTTTCAAGATTTTCCTCAAATGCTTCTAGTTCACCCGCCACACCGTTCATTGCTGAACTATAATTATCAACCCAACATGCACCGTTATCAAAAATAATAAGGTTAATATGCCCACCTTCAAAAGAAATAGTTGTTCCAATTTTGTCAACTCTACTATTTACACCGAGACCAGTCTTAGACACGGCTTCGTCTAAAATGTTTGCTCCTTGACTTTCGTGACGCACATCAGAACGCTCTGTCCCTGTTTGAGCAAGGAAACGAATATCACTAATCTCCATTTTCACTAGTGAAGTTTCAACAATTTGATTTTCTTTGCTTATCAACCAGTAGAAAAAATCACTAGTGAAATTATAATTTGGAATATCTTTGAGATGAACCTTTTGCCATTGTTTTTGTTCTTCAGTGGCGTGTCTGCCGTGGCCCATTAGCAGTTTGCGAATACTGCTTACTTTATATTCAGATCCAGAAACAATAACATAGACACGACCAATATATTCAAAGAAAAAAACGGGTAGCTCATTATCTGATATTCTATACTCCCTTGGAAGAACCGTACCGTTTACTATTGCTTGGTTAAGTCCCACAGTTGTTTCGAAATAAGCCTTAGCCGGTATATATCTGAAAGTGGTATCAAATACCTCAATTTCTTGAACCTCAAAACCTTGATCGGGTTTATATTCTCTCCAGCGGTTCATTAATGTTCTGTCGAAACTTGAAATACCGGGCCGATCGCTTAAGTAATCGATAGGTTTGTTGTAATTTAATGTCATTAACTCTGAGACGCTTTCGATATTAATACTGGGGTCAAGAGCCCATAGTGATAATTTTATATCCTTGCCTGCCATTGTTATAATCTCCTTAATCCCATTTGAAGTTGACCATATGAATTGATTTTGAGTTATCAAATTTTATCAAACAAGTAATAAACCAGGGGATATTTTTCATGTTGGATTGTATAAGTCTTGGAGTAATTGCTAGAGTTTCATTTGTGACCATATTAACTCTATCTTCATGAATTATGTATAGACAACCCTTACTAAAAACTCCTGAGTTAACATTAGAAATTATACTAGAAAGGTAAGATGAAAGATTAAGAGTGAAGCCTGTTGTTGTTTCTGAAATGTCATTCCTTAAAGGTGCTTTATCTGCTTCTACAAGAACTCCGGGTGAACTTGGCTCTATTAAAAGTATTAAGTTGAATTTATTTACAATTTTCAAAGCTAGCCAGCCCCAAACGGAGCTGTTACGGCTGATAATTACGTTAAACTCAACTTCTCTCTCATGTTCCTGAGTTTTTCTCTTTCCTTTAATAGAAAAATTAGTTTTGTTTTCCCTGAAATGTTTGTTTTCTTGTGTTACTATTACTGCAACTGGTCTAGTAATTAAGGATTTAAATATGGACATAATAAAAAAGAAAAATCCTACGCAAAGAAAAAAACCAAGCTCTTTCACTTTATCGGTAAACCAGGATTCGTTTCCCCACCATATTCTCATTAAAAAATAAAAAAGAACTAATGTAATAGCATCCTTAATTAAGGTTCGAATAATAGATCCGCGCTCCATTTATAAAGCTCCCTTCATTCAGTGAAGTCTCTCGGAATCATTAGGGAGATAAACACCAGATAAAAGTCCTATTGGTTCTGTTGATATTACATTAGGAAGTTTGTTTTCGTCGGTAGTATCTATAACAAGAACACCATCTCTAGAAAAAGTAATGTTGTGATATGATTTAATATTATTAAATCTAAATGTTATTTGTTCTATGTCTCTTTCAAATTCAAACCTTTGGTTTTCAACAAATTCATTTAAATCATCGTAGGATTCTGATCGTAGAATTTGAATAAGTTCCTCATGCTCCTCTTCTAATAGCTCATCTGTAAAATCAACTTTAATTATTTTAATATCAAGGAGGGGAGCTGTAGAGAGCAATAAATCAAAATTATTTTGTCTTACTTCAAAAGGGCGGATATTCCCATCTTTAAAAAAGTCGCGTATGTTTGCGTCTTTCCAGTAGTGACGGTCTAAACCAACCAGATTCCATTTATCTGAAAAGTAAAAACCACCAACATACATTAAATATTCTTCCTTAATATGATCTGAAAGAAGTCTGTACATATACAACTTTTTGCTCAT